CGACCTCGACACTGACAGTCATCCGGGGCGTAAACGGCACCACGGCGGCACTGCACGATAACGCTAAACCTTTATATATATACCAGTATCCTCTGGATGTGTGGTCGGCGTGCCTGGCCCTGTCCTCGGCGGTTTATCAGAACCGCAATAAAGCCGGGATATCAAGCGAGCGCCTGGGTGATTATTCTTACTCTTTGGATAAAGCCCAGTCCAGCACGATCTGCAACGATTACCTCAAAGATTATCGGATTATAAGAGCATGAGCTTCACATCTTTATTAAAGGATTCATTCGTGCCTTACACGTTGGCCGTAACAGACGATGGAGTGGGCGGCCAGACACAGACATGGACAGCAGGCACCGCCTTTCAGGGCCGGTTATCTACGCTAAGCGGCTATGGTAAATATGCCAACACTGAAAGCGTATCTGCTGACAAAATCACGGTATATGCTACCCATTGTCTATATTGTGACGCGTCCGTTACGTTAACGGAAACAAGCAAGCTAATGAACGGGTCGCGTACCTTCCACATCAAATCTATCAGATTACCTTCAAACTTATCTACTGGGATTGGCCATCAAGAAGTTGATCTGCTGGAGATTGACTAATGAATATTGAAAAAACAACACTGGTTTGGTACGGGGATGAAAGATTCAGTGAAATAATAGCCAGATTGGAAAAGAATATGCCGAAGGCCTGCTCGGTCGTTGAAAAAGAGGCCAGAGAGAATTTTTCAGTGCCCGGGACAGGTAGACTTTATGGGAAACACCGAGCAAGCGCCCCCGGTAAACCCCCGGCAGTTGATACCGATAGGTTAAGGTCATCAATTACCCATGAGGTAGAAAAGATTGGGGATGATATTATCGGACGCGTTGGAACCAATGTTATTTATTCAAAGTGGCTGGAGCATGGAACTTCAAAAATGGCGAATCGGCCTTGGTTATTCCCTGCTTTCGAGCGTAGCAAATTACGCATAAAGGATTTATTAGATGATTAGCGCCTTTACGACAGCCTTCCGAAACAAACTAATGCTGTGGCCCACGACATGGGCAGCCGGCACCGCTTATTCCCTGGGTGCGATCATGAAGCCGACAACCTATGCCAATCATTGTTATGTATGCACGACAGCAGGCACCTCGGCGGCGGTTACTGAGCCTTCGTGGGGCACCACGGACGGCGGCACCACAGCGGACGGCGCCGGGACACTGGTATGGACCTGTCACGATAAGAAAACCTACAATACCACGTCCCCGCAGACAGCGACGCTTCCTTATGTGGTATTTGGCCTGCTGACCGATGTGCCGATAGGGACGTTTGAGAACCCGGCCATCATTGAGGACATGACATTTTATGTGAATGTATTTACTTCGACCTCGGTGGCCCATGCCATGACGCTGGTCGGGCTGGTTAATACTGCCCTCCAAGATATTACCCTATCAATCACAGGTTACACGGCCATGAAATGTCTCCGGGAATATGTAGGGGCAGTTATTGTCAATGACCCGGATAAACCAGTTTACCAGATACCGCTTAGATTCAGAGTACAAGGGAGTTTGTAATGATTAAAAAGGCAAAGAACACCGCGATATTAAATGATGAGAAGGTTATCCAGAAAGCCCAGGTACTGGAGATCCCCAACTCTGACTACATTAACACGGGGTTAAACCTCGCAGAGATACGAAAATACAACCTGAAATCTATCACGATAATAAAGGGCAGAAACACCGTGGTGGAAATCTTCAAGGAGGCATAATATGGCGCACATTTCGGGCAAGTCAGGCCAGATCGACACGGGCTCCGCAGTAAGCGGAATCAAATCATGGACGTTGGATTATACTGTTGATGTTCTTGAGACCACGGACTTCGCAGACGCAGGAGTTAAGACGTTTGTAATGGGCGGGTCAGGATGGTCGGGAACTTTTGAGGGATACAAAGACGGGGTGCCGCAAACTATCGGCGCATCCATTACATTGAAACTCTACGAGGTAGCTGCCGGGGCATACTGGACGGGGACAGCGTTTATCACGGGCGTGTCGGCAAGCGCGGCAACTGACGGAATAGTGGGATACAGTTACACATTCCAGGGCACCGGCGCTTTGACTCCTGCCGCGTCATAAGGTGGTGAGATATGAGCCTATTTATGCCATCGCGCCTTTGCACCAAGTTTGCCACCTCGACTACAACTTTCCTTAGTGGTAGGTATACCACCTCTTTGATGCACATGGTCACTTATATGTTTGCTTTTAGTTAAAGCAATAAGGTTTTCGATCCGGTTATCATCACGTATTCCGTTGATGTGATGCACTACCTCGTTTAATTTAAGCGGGCCATTAACCTGTTCCCACACATAACGATGCTCAAGAACATAACCATCTTTGTCGGCATTAGGATGATTAGGAACTGAAATACAAATATAACCCGTAGTGGTTTTATATCTTCCCCCTTTCCACTTATGACTCTTATTACCCTTGATGTGTGGACGGTGATTGCTTAAATAAAATTTACCATTTTTGCTCCGGCAGTACCTTAATTTACCATTTTGTTTACGTGTGGGCACAATCTCACCGCACCCACAACCACATAGAGTATCTGATGGGACTTGGTTATTAGTCCACCTTCGTCCTTTATTACACAATCCCGCTTTCTGAAAATGCCAGGGTTTATATTTTGGTACTCGATATTTATTATTAGGAGTAAGGATAATCTCCTCTCCGCATCCGCAGGCACATAAGTTCATTTTTATCACCTCGCATATATTATAGAACAATTGTACTGATATGTCGAGGTATAAATTGGAGGATTAAACTATGCACATAGCAGGTAAGAACGGAGCGATTTACACAGGCGCGACAGTGGTCGAGGACTGCGAGGATGTCTGGGTACAGGGCACAGCCGATACTACGGTTAGCGCTGAAACAACCAGCCCAAAAGTAGGAACTAAGTTTGTGCGCGGCACGACGGTTAGTGTCGGCGCAAATACCTTATTGATGTATGAGGATATCTCGTCAAAGGATATCTCATCTTACGATGGGATTTACTTTTGGTTCAGGTCAAGCGTCAACGCGGCAGCGGGTGACTTACAATTCTTGATCGACGAAGGCACCGGTGCCGCCGCGCCGGAAGAGAGCATCAATTTACCGCCGCTTGTCGCGGCTACCTGGAGGCGGTGCTTTTGTAAAATGGTAGCACCGACAGCCTTAAACGCGGTATTGTCCGTTGGTATAAAGCAGATCACCGACCTGGCTAATGGGACGTTTGACATTGACGATGTGGAGGCCATCGCGGAAGTAGACGGGGTTAAATCGTGGACAATCGACTATACAGCGGACACATTGGAGACAACCGACTTCGGCAGCGCCGGTGTAAAGGAATACATCATCGCAGGCTCCGGGTGGTCCGGAACCTTTGAAGGATTAAAGGACGGAGTGCCTTTGGGCATAGGTTCACAGGTTCTACTGGTTTTGGGTGAGTCTGATACCGTTGGCAATAACTGGATAGGCGATGCCTTTATCACAGGCGTGAGCGCATCCGTAGCGCATGACGGGATCGTGGGATACAGTTATACATTCCAAGGTTCCGGCGCGCTGGAAACTCCTGCGGCATAATGCAAGGTCAACTCGGCGCTCTCTACCAGGATGGTAAACAGATTGGCGGCTTCTATGACTGGACGTTAGATTTAAGCATGACCGGCACGGAGACCGTCAACAGCAGGGTTTATAAAGTACACGCCATCAAATCCATAGCCTCCCGCTATTATCTATTCTCTGAGCCATCAGAGGGCGAAATCACCGCTAATTACTATCAGTTAATCAAAGGCCAATTAGTATTGATGGCTACTCACTCGGTTAAAATGAATACCCCGGAGCTGTTATGGATGAATTGATCGTCTGGCTATGTCTGGTTTTGCACTGGCCGTATGAAGAGTCCTTGAAATTCGTGCGGCAAACACCCATTAAAAAGCTCAACGCCTTTGTTGAGGAACTTCAATACCAGAAGGCGGTAGAGGATTACCGCCAGGCAGCTAACTTTGCGGTCATTGTCTGTACGCTCGCATCATCGAAGCAACGCAAATACAAAGTAACTGATATCATCGGGCAGCCGCCCGCGCGTAAAGTCGAACCATCCGAACTCAAACAGGCCGCTGATAAAGCGGGTATTAAACTGGAGGCATAATGGACGTTCTCACATCGAAAGATAAAAAGTAT